CTATCCACACCGCCGACTTGGCCAGATTGTTGGGGTAGGTCAGTCGGTTCCCCAAGAACCGTGCCTCGCCATAGGGGCAGACCTCCATCCACTGCCCGTCACCCCACATCTTCGACAGTGCGGAATTAAATGCCGCGTTGGCGGTCGCTGCAATCTCGGTCGTGAGGCGGGACGTGGGGATCCCCACCAACGAACACCAATTCGTCAGGAACGTGGAGTAGTGACTGACGAGGCGGGCCATGAGATTACCTCATCCCCATGGGGCGTGAGGGATTGAACAGGTCCATCAGGGAGACGACCTTCTTTTTCTTCTTCTTCTCTGGGTATTCCTCTTCCTCTCCCTCTCCCTCCTCCGTAGGGGGTTTGGATTTGTGCTTCTCCAACATGATGGAGGACCACTCTTTGATGTCGTTTTTAATGTTGGCGATCTCCTCTTCGTCGGTCTCTTCAGCCAACTGATCGCGCAGATATTTCAAGTGCCCCATGCCGCTCTCAATACTGGATGCGTTCCCACGTTTGCCGATGACCGTGACTTTCGTAACGGGGATGTCGTCTTCGGGTGGAAGCTCCTCGCCCTCATCGAGGTCGGGATTCTTGCGTTTGCCGATGACCGTGAACTTTGTCATGGGTATGCCGTCTTCAGAGGGAAGCTCCTCGCCCTCATCGAGGTCGGGATTCTTGCGTTTGCCGATGGCGATCACCGTCATAGGTACCTTGTCTTCGCAAGAGCAGTCTCCGGGGACCCCTCCGCAGTTGCATTTCTTAGATTTTTTATCCATGGTGGTTAGACAGGTTTGCCGTTGATGAACGTCTTGCCGTGGCGGAAATCGCCTTTGCGGCGGGGGCGGTAGCCCGGGGCGCAAAGTTCAGGGTTGTCCTTGAGGAGGTCGTCGATCCAGTTCTCTTCATGGCCTCGCTCGGCGAAGCAGCGGAAGTACAGGCGACGGTCCATGCTGGTGATCCTTTGGCCGAGGGTGTCGATCTGTATCGAGCCTACCTGCCTCATCACCCGTGACAGTTTCTCTTGCCGCAGTTGTGCAGCGACCTTTTCCGCAGGCACACGCCCCCGGATTTCGGCTTCAAATTCATCTAAGAATGATTGAGGGAGGCCAGTGATAAGGTCTCCACTTCCGGTGGCTTCGTAAGACATAAAAAGGGTGGGGCACATGGCTAGGCCATGTGCCCCTGACACTCAACTCCCGATTACGGGAGGAGAGCGGTATTGACGAGGTTCAGGTAGATGTCCAACTGACCCGCCGTGAGCGCGGCAGGACCGCCCACGCCCACCGTGAAGGTCGCGAGAAGGTTGACGGAAGCTGTGCCCGTGGTGTTCGTCAGGACTGGAACGCCGACCGCTTGATTCAAAAACGCCGCCGTCAAGATAGACGTCGACGAGGTGAGCGCAGCGGTAGACGAGGTGGTGCCAACGGTGATGGTCGCAACGGTGCTACCCGTGAAGGCCGTCGAGATGTTGACACCAGCCTTGTCGATGTACCACTTGGCGGGGGTCGCGCCCAACGTCACGGTGACGATGTCGCTAGTCCCAGTGCCATAGAGGATGTCGGTCGAGAGCACACGGAAGCGTGCGTTGTAGCCGGTCGCCGAAACCTCTTGTTCAGAGAGGGGGGTGACGCGGGTGGGTGAGATCGTAATTGCTGTAGTAGCCATGGTATGTGTTCTCCTTTATGTTAAGGGTTAGCTAGATCCGGCGAATTTGCCAAGACCGCGTGGGTTCTTGACCAACAGCAAGAGAGCCGATTGGACGAGGCCGCGACGGCCACCGCCTTGGTTCTCAAGCTCCATCGAGTCAACGCCGAGCATGGTGCCGATGCCGACCAGCTGTGGGTCGATGACGTAACCACGGGCCATCTGTTGATTGGTCGTGGTCGTAACCGCCGAGCCATCGAGAAGGCCGTTGAACATGTCAGGAATAATCGTCACCGTGTGGAACGAGCCTTTGTAGACCGAGACATCGAGGTCGATCTGATTGCTAGAGGCATCTTGCGTGACCTGATAGGTCTTGGTCGTGCCCGCCGCACCTTCAACACGTTGGAACGTGTTAATGGCAGTCATCAGGTTAGGACCAGCAAACAACGAGTAGGCCCGACGTCCACCGTTTTGGGTGAAGATCGAACGGAACACGCCGTTGAACGTAGCCTCAGTGAGGGATGCCGTCGCCGTGGTGTCGATGTTACCCGCAGGGGTAAGGAATGCCGTGGGGACTGGGTTCACGGTTTGAGCCGTGGACTGGATCCACTTGCCGAGGCCACGGGTCTTGTAGGGCAGGAGGCCGGTGTCGGCCTGCATGTCGTTGTCGGAGCCGACAGCGGCTTCGATGGAGCGTTTCAGCTCGCGCATGGCCTTGACCTTGGAGTTCGCAACTTCACCGTCCGTGCCTGCCGGATCGGAAGCCTCTTGGAGGTCCGAGACCATCCAAGGACGCCAGAATTTCTGGATGTAGTTGCCGAACCGAGCGCGGTTGGCGGCCTCGTTGTTGAACGCATTGACGTCTTGGCCTTCCAAGACACCGGCGAAATCAACATTAGCGAGGGTATCGGCCTGCCACGTTTGGAAGGTGTTGGTGACTTTGGTCGTCTTCGCGAACGAAGACGTCTTTGGGCAATCCTCGGGTTCGAGGATGGTGAGGAAGTTCGTGAGAGCTTCGCGATCTCCGGAGACGTTGTATGATGTTGCTAGAGCCATGATGTTTTATCGGGATTTTCTGAGTTGTTCGTGTCGTAGAAGGAGGCTTTGCGCGTCTACCGAATTGATCCCACCCTTAGAGCCCATTTTCGCCATCTCTGCGGCAAGTTTTCCACGCTCCCCGTTGGTTGCTGGTTGCCGAATTGCTGAGGCCGAACCAGAAGATACCACCACCTGATCGCTGGCCGGTTTGCTGGCCGGTGCTTTTGGTTTGGTCTTGGCTGCCGCAGCCGCTGCGTCCTCCGCCAATGCGCGGAGACCTCGGATCTGTACCCCGAGAATGTACTCCGCTTGAGGCATCGACATGATCGACGCCAGTGCGGGGTTTTTCCGGGCTGCTTCGGCTACCTTGTATTCAGGAGAGCTGGTGTCCGCTAGGAATGGGAACTGGATGTGCGCTTGTCTGGTCGACTCCGCCCGGGTGGCAATGAATTGCTCTCTCTTGGGGATGTGATCCTCCAAAGTTGCCCGGGCTTGGCGTCGTTGACTGATGAGATCTGCCTTGGTATAGGAGACATCCCCTATGTTGTGGTAGGTCACATCGCGCTCATCTCCGGTTACTGGATCGACCACGGTGCTTGTATTCCACCGTGACGGGTCTTCCAGAACTTCTTCCACATAGCGGAGGGCATCTTTCGCAGTTTTCTTTAAGTCCGCCAGTGAGGCTAGGTCATTGAATCCTGAGAGAGGTACGTTCGCTGCGACTGGTGGTGGTGGGGGTGGTGGCGCAGCCTGTTGGCTGTTGAGCTTGGCCTCCATCTCACTGAGCTTGGCTTTGGTCTCTTCCATCTGCGATTGGATCGCAGCGGTCTTGGCCAATTCCTTGCGCAGTCGTCGATTGAATATCTCCTGTTGTTCGGGAGTGAACGAATGGGTCTGAGAATGAACGGGATCGGCCTCCGCTTTGGGAGTCTCGGATGCAGCCTCAGTCGTCTCGGGTGCTGGAGTCTCTTCTGTGGTGGCTGTTAATTCGGGAGCCTGCTCGGCCCTCGCTGTCGGAGTTTCTGACGGGTTAGTGGAAGTATCTTCCGAAGCTTTGCGGGCTGGCTGTGGCGTTGATGGCTTGCTGGCCGAGGCCAACATCATCATCGCTGCTGCACCCGTAGAGATATTTTCCGACCCTGACTTTGGCGCATCACCTGTTGGAGCTGGTGAAGAAGCTGGAGTATTTTCTGACGACATGTTTTTTCCGTAAACAAGAGACGTTATCTAACATCCTGACGCATGGCTGGAGTGCCAAGAACCATAGCCAAGTCCTAAAACTGGTTTCAGGTCAACAACAAAATTACAAAGCCGCTTCTTCAGCTGCACGATTCAATGCTTCCTGATACAGGGATAGGATTGATTCGTAGCTGGCGATCTCTCCGATGCAGGCCAGTGTGGCTCGCTCATTGACGATCACATTGCCATTGCAAAGGTTGGACACCGCAGCCTCACGCATGGACCGGATCTCTGCCATGAACTCGGTGAAGCGGGTATCCTTGGCCAACCCGAGGAGGGCGTTCTGCAATCGCTTCTGCGCCTTGACCGAGTCTTGCATAAGCATGTTAGGCGGCCCCCATGCGCCCTATCTTGGCGTTGTTCTGCTGAACTTTTTGAAATTCCGCCTGCTTCATCAGCTTCTCGATGCGCTTGCCGAATGGATCTTGAGGGTTCTGCATCTTGGCCTGAACGGTCGGATCTCCTTGGATGTAGTTCTGGATGACTGACAGAGCCAGATCGGGTGGGGTGCCGGGGGCCAAGTCTTGGTCGATGCCCGAGTACACCTTGGTCAGCATCTCCTGCATGTCGCCTGATGCCCGTTGTTGGCCCACCTCTTTGGGGTCCAAGATCATCTCCGCGATGGTCGGGTCGATGGCGTTGACCATGACTTGCAGCCATTCAGAGTAGTTGACCATGCCCTCACGATCCCCCGTGGCTACGATCTTGGCGATCTGCTCCAGCTTGGCGAAGGTCTGATCGGGGCTCATGCTGTCGACCGAGAACCGTAGCACGAAGTCGAACTGCTCGTCCTCCTCGCCCTTGCGGAACTCCACGGGGTCTACTTGCTTGAGGCCCACCACTCGGTAGTAGGTCTCCTCTTTGCCGAACTGCTTAAAGAGCTGCCAGCATTGGAGGTAGACCTTGTTCCATCCGATGAGGAACTCGTCGGCCTCGTCCTGCGTAATCAGGGGGGTGTAGGTCGGGTCGCTTGAACTGGTGGCAAAGCCCAAGTACCCGTTGAAGTCGGACTTCAGCTCCTTGTAACTGGCCTCGGTGCTGGGTGAGTAGGATGGGGTGGTGCCAAAGTGATACTCCCCGGGCCGACGCTCGGCGATGCGTGCCCCTGCACCCCACCGCAAAGGTGGACGCCCTTGAGGGTACATCAAGGGGGGCATGATCTGCATGCTGGCGTTGTCGATCAGCGAGTCCTTGTGGACCTTGATCTGCTGCTGCAACGGTTTGCCCGGTTCTGGGATACCCCGGGAGTCATGCAGCTTGCGAGACAGGTGTTCCCGACGGAAGATGGTGAA